GCAATACAAGGAATATCTTTTGTTGTCAAATGTGGTGTAACAATACGCCACAATGATTTCATAACACGAGCTCTTGACATATCAGCAACTGATTTTTCATCAAGTGCATCTTCAACTTCTTTCTTTGAAGCCAAATTACCAACTGAATCAATAAAGATGATTACTTTATCACCACGTTCAATTGCTTCTAAACGTTTAGAGATATCAAACTTCAATTGTTCTAAGTGTTCAATCGGAATATGTAAAACTCGGTCGGTGTCAATGCCATTGGTTTTAATATAGTCTGGTGTGATACCGAATTCTGAATCATAGAATAAACAGATGGCATCTTTATACTTGTCCATATAGGACTTGACCATGATTAAACCTAGGAGAGATTTGAAGTGTTTTGATGGACCGGCTAGAAAGGTAAGACCCGATACTAAACCACCATCTACTTCACCGGATAATGCCAAATTAATGATAGGCACTTCGGTCGGTACTGCTTCTTTCTTGTTGAAGAAAGTTGATTCACTTAGTAGTTCTACCGATTTGATAGAGCCCACTTTTTTCATTTTTTCTAATAAACTCATTGTTACTCCTTTATGTTGTTGATTGTTTTTAAGTGGGGAACTACCCCACTATTTTTATTTATGCAAAGAAACCTTCAAGAGAACTTACCTTCTCGTGGTTCCAACCAATACAACCCAAAATAATTTTAACTGGCTCTAAGTATGCCTTATCAAACTGCATATCATAGTCAATGAAATCATGTATGCCGAATTCTTTAGGCAGACGGACTGGATATGAAATCACAGTGTCTTTGAAAGGATTAGGCTGTTTCAGATATGTAAATTTCAACTTCTCACCTTCTTGAATTAACGGATACTGCTTTGTTAATCCTTTCTGTTTCAAATAATGATTATAGAGAATAGCACCTTTAACATGAATTGGTGTGCCTTTCTTATACATCATCACAGAATCAGAATATTCTTTGAGGCCATTAAGGCCACGTGGAAAACTAATTTCTTCTGGTGGTAAAGTCTTAAACTCTTTGCGGAAATCTTCAATAAACTTCTGCACATCTTCTTCAGTACCACGAAGCATCAATCTAATAGTTTCTTTCATCTTCTCACGAATAGCACTTGGTGTAGAAGATTTAACCATCTCTAGACCCATGACTTTCATTTCAGGTTCGGCATACTGCACACCTTCATTGTTATATACGTTTAAAATATAACGTTTCTTGGCAGTCCAGATACCTTTATCTGAAAGACCTTCACGTTTCATTTGCATTTTTTGTTCAAATGCTTTAACGTATTCAGCCAACTCCTGATAACTTTTATCAATGAACGGTTGAATCTTCTGCTCACAGACCTTATCCATGATTCCGATGGTTTTGGTTGGAGAGTCCAGTTTATCGTAACCAAACTTACCGACAAGCTCTCCAAGGCGTAGATAGATACTGTCAGTATCACTCGCAATAACATAGTCAACATTTTTACTTCCTATCAAATTGTTCATAAACTGATTCAATTTATTTTCAATCCAACGAATAGATAATTGACCAGCAGTGGTAACACCGAGAGCCTGTCGCAAATCATAGAATCGGAAATATTGTGAACCCATTGCACCATAAGCTGAGTTTAGAGAAACTTTCTTCGCTAGCTGTAGGTTATCGTAACGAGCAACTCTTTTCTTGATTTCATACTTCTTCGCAGGGTCACTCTCTTTTTCGTATTCGGCCTTTGCAGCCAACATCTTCTTCTTATAAACTTTTCTATCCTCATACATTTCCTGTAACATTTTAGGTAAGAAGCCTTGTTGTTCAGTGCGGAAGAATTGGCCATTTGGTGTTATCGTAACACCTTTTAGACCAGACAAGTCAACTTCTTTGTTTAACATTTTTTCAACAGAAACACCACGTTGAATAACTTTACGCATTTCATCATCATAATCAGCAGGCTCTACAATCATTTCAGGTGAAATGTTATATTGCATCATCAAATGCGGATACAATGAGTTCAAGTCAAATGAAGCAACCCAATCATGTCTGCCGACCTGTGGGTCTTTCACATAAGCACCTTCAAATCTATCATCTTTTTGACTGATGATTTTTGGTGGTACAACAATGTTCTTCTCAATCAAGTAAGAGTAGATTAGAGAATCCCACATTCTAGTTTGAGCAAAGATATCTTCATAGTTAGTTTTGGTATCATAAGCCAGAGTTAAACCCAACTCAAACAATTTCAATTTCTCATCAAGGCGTAAAATCAATTCAACGTCTTTGATGTTATACTCAATAAACTTTTGAAAGTTTAAACGATATAGTGCGTGTAGGTTATCATACTCATCATATGATAGTTTACTCTCACCAATCTCAACGTTGGCAATATTATCCAACTTATATGATTCTTGTGATTTACCACCCGGCGCATACCATCTGTATAATTCAATATAGTCCCAAGTTGCAACACCCAACATCTCATAAGCAATGTTCTCACGACCCATCGCCATTACTTTACGTTGATTGACAATGTTCCAAGGAGATAGTTTCTTAGCTTCATCTTCACCCAACAAACGAGTGGTGCGATTGTAGATATATGGTATATCAAAGAACTTAATGTTCCAACCAGAAATAATGTCAGGACATTTATCTTGCCATAACTGAAAGAACTTTTTGATTAGTGTAGTTTCATCTGAACACTTGATGTAGATTTCACTGCCTTGTGTCACATAATCACCACAACCAAACACAATGGTTTGACCACCAACATACTTGATACAAATAGCTGTGATAGGTTCTTGTGCAACATATGGGTCAGGGAAACCATTCTCAGAACCAACCTCAATATCAATTACAGCAGTAGAGATTAAATCTTGGTCCCACTCAACCATACCTTTATGTTCATCAGCAATAAAGGCATAAGGGTAATTAGAATTGCCATAAATTTTGAAATTGCCAACCTCTTCATACCGTTTATTAAAATCACGGCATTCACGGATGTTTTCAAACTTCATAGGCTCAAGATATTCACCGAGAAGGGATTTGAATTGTGTTGGTTTCTTAGAGGGTAAATACAAAGTCGGCTCATAAGCAATTTTCATTTTTATCTTACGGCCGTCTTTAACACCACGATAAAGTATGTTATTACCAACACATAAAACATTTGTATAAAACTTAGTCATTCAATCTTTCATAATTATAAATAGGTGTAGGTCACGGGACGGCAATCCCCACCTACTCTAATGATAAAAAAGGAATCATCAGCATGAATATTTATTACATCTATCAACACCGAAGAAACGATACCGGTGAAATCTTTTATGTAGGTAAAGGCAAACAAAAGCGTTGTTTTGAAACTACAAATAGAAATCCACATTGGCAAAATATCACTAATAAAACAGATTATTCAATAGAACTATTATACGAGAATTTAACAGAGGATGTGGCAAACCTTGTTGAGATTGGTTTGATTACCAAATATAAACATGAAGGTGTAAATCTCTGTAACATTACTATTGGTGGTGAAGGCTCATCAGGACATAAACATTCTATTCAATCTAGGAAAGTTATGTCTGAAAAGAAATTGGGTAAAAAACTTACTGATGAACATAAACAAAAAATAGGACAATCACAAATAGGTAAAGTGATTACTGAAGAACAAAAAAAGAAAATAAGTCAAACCCTAAAAGGAAGAAAGCTCTCTGAAGAACATAAGAGAGCTATCCGTTTAGGAATGAAAGCTAAACTTAAATCTTAGGTATTGAACTGGCAATCTCAATACCACTGCCGAATAAACGATTATATTCATTCTCCAATTCAACAACTGGTGTGTTGATAGTAAGAATATCCGATTTATTGAATGTGATACCAGTTTTGAATTCTTGGGTGAATTCTAAGAAAGGTACGAAACCCATCATTGGTTGCCCATTTTGTGGTTGAACCACAACTTGAACAGTTTGTTTTGCCAGAACTACATTGTCTTGCTCTGTAACATCGGCAAGAATAGTCTGGTTTGTTTTGAATGTAAGTAACTTTACTGTCATGCTTTCACCTCATAAGAAGCATCAACAACACCGATTGTTATCCATTTTTTAGGGAATAACATCTCACGGCCTTGAAAATCCTTCATGTCATAATTAGGGTCATCAACTAACCCAACAATTTCTACCTGATTATCAAACTCACGTAGAAACAAATCATACTTAACTGCACGTGGCAATTTAAGTTCTTCTGCAATTTGTTTAGCTAATCTAAACGTATTCATATTACTCCTAAACATATCCGCCAAGTTCTGGTGGTTTCCAACCTTCTGGTTTTAATACCTTACCATCTTCACGCTTACGAACTTTGCCAGTTGCGGCATCAATTTTCGCAAGATTGGAACGAGCAACTTCATTCCATGCGGCATCAACTTTATAACCTTTCATGTGAGCATAACCTAGTATAACCCAAATCATGTCCATGCAAGCATCTAGTTGTTCTACTTCATCATTCTCTCGGCGAGCAACACAAAACTCCTCAAATTCTTCTTTGATTAGTTTAGCATACAACTCTGCGTTTTCGGGAGAAGGTTCTTGGTCACAAGCCTTTTGAAAGACTAGGACATCCAATGACATACTCATGATAAATTCCTTTTGGTTGCGGGAGATGGATTCGCACCACCGACCTTCGGATTATGAGTCCGTTGCTCTCCTGCTGAGCTACCCCGCTATTGAAAAGGCCAACCGTAAAGTTGGCCGCCTACTAATATATAGTGATTAACTATTCAAAACTTTGGCAACACTGTTGATAACTGAAGCAATTCTACCGATATCACGCAATTGTTCTACGGTATATCCTTCTTTCTTCAATGTATCATAGTGAGCCTTCACACAGAAATGGCACTTACCAACAATAGAAGCTGCAAGTGAATATGCCTCAAATCTACCTTTAGTTGTACCGCCATGTGAACTAATGGCATTCATACGTAACTGTGGAGGAAGACCACTAAGATTAGGATCCTCTGCCATTTCAACGAATGGGTACCAAGTATTCGTCATAGTCATTAAACTAGAAGCGGTCATAGCCGCATCACGTTCTTTGTCATCCAAAAAATCAGATGCGATGAATGTGACCAATTTACCATTACCAGAGGACATGGCGGCTGCAAGTGCAATACCATGTGCCTCATCTACTGGAATTGAACTACGATTGATAACGGAGTCTAAATTTAATTTCGTATCTTTCGCATATTCAGGTAGTGCTTCTTTGATAGAATCTACCCAACTCATAATGTTTCACCACCAATTGTGCGATTGCAAGCACACTTCTCACCAGTCTGTAATGCATCCAAGACACGGAGAGTTTCTTCTGGTGAACGACCAACATTCAAGTTGTTTACTGTAACGTGTTGAATAACATTATCAGGATCCACAATGAATGTAGCACGAAGAGCTGCACCTGCTGGATTAAAGAATACACCTAACTGTTCTACTAAACTACCTTCAACATATCTTTGACCATCAACATATGTTGATTCTCTTTGCGTATCAGCGAATTGAATATGGCGAATCTTTTTCAAATCTTCATGTGATGATTGCCAAGCCACTTTACAGAACTCATTGTCTGTTGAACCTGTCAACAACACAGCATCACGGTCCTCAAAGTCTGTGAATAGTTTATCATACGCAACGATTTCTGTTGGGCATACGAATGTGAAATCTTTTGGATAGTAAACGATTACTTTCCATTTACCTGGAAAAGATTCTTCTGTGATATCAAAGAACTCACCTTTTTGACCAGGTTTTACACCCGTGATATTAAATGGATCAATTTTTTGTCCTACTGTTTTCATTTTATTTCCTTTATGGTTAATAGTAAAAATCTAATATATTTACTTAGTCATAGTTTATCACTATTTCGTCTATTTGTCTAATGATATTTTTCAATCGGTGTTATCAATTTTCTCTATCAACACTCCACACTTACCTAAAAAGTCTAAGCCTTTTGTATCACGGTAAGTGTTGCGGTAATATACTTTTTTAATGCCAGCAGTAAATATTTGTTTAGCACAATGAATACACGGTGCATGAGTAAGGAACATATCAGAACCTTCACCAGATTCTGTGCTTCTTGCCAGTTTAGCTATTGCGTTTGCCTCAGCATGAATCACCTCATCTTTGGTGACCATGTTGTATTTCAATAGCAGTCCACTATCTTCTTCAACAAATTGCCAATCATTGGATTGAAAGTTTGTTTCATCAGCATAAACTTTTTCCTCACAGTCATTAGTCCAACCGGCAGGCATACCATTGTAACCTAAAGATATAACTCTATCTTCTTTGACAATGATAGCGCCTACTTGTAAACGCTTAGCTGAAGATTGTTTTGCAACAGTTTCAGCAATAGACATATACATCGGTATGAACTTGGGTTTCATTACTCACCTTTTGTTTTTGGTGGTTTTGCCAACTTAGCCTTAGCATAAGCAACTTCAGCATCAATCATTTGATGCTTGAAATCAACTGCATCTTGGCCAGTCTTGGTTGCAAGAATACGTTTTGTTGACTTGCTTAAGTTAAATGTTCCACTTGTTCTAGGTTTCATTATATCTCCATAAATTTTAATTCAAATAAATCTGCTTGTCTTTCGTGGCCAAAATAACCACGAGGATTACAAACAACTCTGGTACTACCAATCATATAATCAAATGGGTCATGTGTGTGACCGTGAACCCACAATTTAATATGTGGTCTATCTAAGATGAACTCAGACAAATCACTGCTGTATGCACCATTCATTATTACATCTTCTTTGTAGCGAGGATGTGTTGATGCCTTACTTGGTGCATGGTGACCAACCACAACATACTTCTGTGTGTTTTCACTAAACATTGATGAAACAATTTTGATATAGTCAAGCATCTTTCTATGGTATTCAACTGTATCTAAAGGGTCAAATTTAGAAGGTACTTCTTTAATCTTTTCACCAATTTTAGTATAGTATCCATTTTCATCAATCTTATACATTCCACCATTCTTACCATCTTCTGTATAATCAGGATTCAATTCATACAATGGAACTTTTTTCTGTGTCATACGATTACTATTTTCAATTACATGATAATCACTCATGGCTCTCTTGACATGAAATAGTGTAAGTTGGTCGCATTTATTCATATCAGTCCATAATGTACCACCGATAAATGTAACATCACCTAATGTGAAAGCTTCAGTATCTAAAATAACAAGATTAGGTAAATAACTTAACATTTCTTTCAAATGTGATACTGTGTATTTGAAATCGTAGTGATAGTGTTCGTGATTACCCACAACATAGATTACATGAGGAAACTGAAAGCAACAACGTTTGAAGAAATCGTGAATTTTCTGTGACTTATTCGCAAATGCAACTCCATCTTCCATCAAATCTTTTGCAACACAGATATCACCAGCTAAAAGTAATACCTCAGCACCATCAGTATTTTTCAATATGATGTCGGCAAATTCTAAATGAAGGTCGGAAGCTAATGCAATTTTCATAATGTAATTGTATCACAGGTAAAGTGTGGATGCGGTAAACATCCACACCATTGTGGTTACTCAGTCAAGAGTTGTTTTTTGCCCATAGACTTAATTGGAATCTTCTTTGGTTTCTTTTCTTCAGGAATAATATTCTGCAAGAACACACGAAGAATACCATGTTCTAATGAGGCATCACCAACTTCAATCGTATCAGCTAATTGAATTGTTTTATGAAATGACCTTGTTGCAATACCACGATGTAGATATTCAAATTCTTGGGTGAATTCAGTTTCTTCTTTTTCACCACGAATGTGTAAAACATTCTTCTCAAGTTCAATAGAAATATCCGATTCTGCAAAACCAGCAACTGCTAATTCCACAAGATAAGTTTCTTGACCTGTTTTGATAATATTGTGATGAGGATATGTTGACTTTTCCGTGACCATGTTTTCAAATACATCAAACATACGGTCAAAACCAACTGCTCTTTCGGCAATACGGTTTAAGTCATTAGCTAAAAATTTATGAAATGTTGTCATGCTATTTCTCCTATTAAGCGAGTTAAAGTTTACCACCCATAAGGCGTGGTGAGGGACTTCTTGTGTAGGTGTCCCGTAACCTATCCCTCGGAGTATTAAGTCGCAGTAGGACCGAGTTCCACTTTTGACTGCCAGTTACGAGCTCTGGCGC